GATGGTATTGCGATGATCAACTGGTCAGGTTTCGCTTCAGAAATTACTGATGATACAGCAGGCGGCCTGCCAACAGCTACTATCTATGAGTCTATTCTGGATACTACTAACTTTATTCGTAACCGTCTAACTACTCTTGCTGTAGTTCCTACTACTCAAGATCCCGATGGCGACGGCGTAAACGAGCTGGAAGCTTCTTATGCACTTACTCTAACTGGTGGTAATATCACAATGTCTAACAACATTACGTTTATTACTCCCGAAGAGATTGGTACTGTAAATATCCCAATTGGACACGTTACTGGCACTCGTTCTGTGTCTGGTTCTATGACTTGCTACTTAAGTAAAGATACTGGACTCAACACTCATTCCTCCGATCTTTGGGAAGATATGAAATCGATTACTAACGTTGTTACTAACTCTTTCGCTCTTACCTTTAACATTGGCGGTACTGCGTCAAGTACTCCGCGACTATCAGTAGCTATGCCTACCTGTCACTTGGAGATTCCAACTCACTCCATTGAAGATGTAATCTCAGTAGAGACCAACTTTATGTCACTACCGAGCACCATCGATCAGACTGATGAAGCTACTTTGAAATACATTGGTGCATAACCAATAGAAAAAAAGTTCTTGACATTTATGGTCTCTTCGACTATACTATGTTAATAGAAAATCGAAGCAGGGGTGATTTTTCACCCCTGTTTTGTTTCCGTAAATTACTAATTAAGGATTTAAAGATGAGCACTACCCCTGCAACTCCCGCTACACCAGTTTCATTAGCGAGTCTTATGACTCCAAGTAAGACAGTAACTCTTGACTTCTCAGGATATACAGGTATGACAGTTGATCTGTGCTACCTCGCCAGAGAAGAGCTTGTTAAGCTTCGTAAGAAGTGTGTTACCACTAAGTTCAGTAAGAAGACTCGTCAACCGGAAGAGATTCTAGACGAAGATACTTTCTTAGTAGAATATTGTAAAGCAGTCATTAAAGGTTGGTCAGGCCTCAAATATCGTTACCTAGAAGAGCTTCTTTTGGTAGATGTCTCGGCTTTTGACCCCGATGATCAACTTGCTTTTACCCATGATAATGCAGAGCTGTTGATGAAAAACTCAACCGACTTTGATACTTGGGTCACAGAAACAGTGAGTGACCTAGAAAATTTTACTGGGAACAAGTAGGGGAAATAAGATCCCTACTTGAGCAATACGTACAGTCTTCCAACCAGATAGACGTTGAGAAGTACTTACGTATATGTGAACAATTGGGAGAAATGCCAGACCCTGAAAAGATGCCGCTCGACCCTTCGGATTTCCCCGTAGAGGTCCAAGTGGCATTTTTCGTATTTAGCCTATTAGAAGATAACTGGGAAGGTATGTCAGGCACTTACATGGGAAAGACTTGGAATAATATAGAGTACTTTTTCAACTTATATGAAGTGGACGAACCCAGAACAATTTTATATATAATGAAAGTGTACGAAAGCATACTAGTATCTTTCCGTTCAGAAGAATCGGAAAAACGTAGAAAGGCAGAGGAGCGAAAAAGCTCCTCGGGCGGTGGAAAGAATTTCACCCATAATGTGACTGGCTAATGGCAAAAAATAAAGTTGAGATTGATGTAAAAGTCGATGACAAAGGCACTACTAAAAAAGTAGGTCTCGGAGCAAAGAAAGCTAGTAAAAATCTCGATAAACTTGGCACTTCTGCATCTACTGCTGACAGAAATATGAAAGGTGCCGCACAAGCTTCTGCAAACGGCACTAAAAACTTCTCTAAAATGGCACAAGGGATGGGAGGGCTCGTGGGAGCCTACGCAACCCTAGCCGCTAACATTTTTGCAATTAGTGCAGCATATAACTTCCTTAAAAGTGCGGGAGATATGAGAATACTAGAGCAAGGTCAAAAGGCCTATGCGATGGGAAGCGGTATAGCAATTAGATCCCTGACTAATGATATCATTGCCGCTACTGATGCACAGATTGGCTTCAAGGAAGCTTCGCAAGCAGCAGCAATTGGTCTTTCCTCAGGTCTTAACGTAGACCAGCTTAAGAGATTAGGTAAGGCTGCAAAAGACACTTCCGCGATATTAGGTAGAGATGTTACAGACTCTTTTAATAGACTAGTTAAAGGTGCAACAAAAGCAGAGCCGGAATTACTGGACGAATTAGGTATTATACTTAGACTTGAGCCCGCTACTAAAAAGTATGCGGATGCTATCGGTAAAACTGCTAAAGATTTGACAGCCTTTGAACGAACCCAGGCTGTCACAAACGAGATACTAAGCCAGAGTGAGGAAAAGTACTCTTCCATGTTAGAGCAGCTTAACCCTATGGGAAACGCTGTTGCTAAGCTAGGTAAAGCATTTGAGAATGACCTTCTAAAGCCCCTTCAAAAGGTGATAGCCTTAGTAGTAGAACCGGTGTTCGCTTTCTTGGCTGATAATGTAATAGCACTCGCAGCCGCTATGGCCGCCCTAGGGTTGCCTATAATTAGAGCTATAATACCAGGTCTAACAGGCATGACAACTGCGTCAAAAGAGGCAAGTAAAGCAGCCTGGGATACCTATAAGACCCAAAAAATAGCCTCTGAGAAATTCAGAGCCGATAAAAAATTAGAGCTTGCTGCCCTGAAGAGTACAGGAAATGCCGCCCGACAAAATGCATCTTCTATGGTGACTGGTATACAGGCCAGAAAGGGCTCTGGAATAGCTAAGTTGCAAGCAGGCGAAGAGCCAAGTGCTAGATCTAGAAAAGCAATGATTAGAGCCGCAGAGGATTATTCTAAGCAATATCACGGATTAAAAAAGAAAGATCGTAAGATGTTTGTTGAGCAACTTAAATTAATGGATGCTGCTAATACAAGGTCGACGGGATTTTTCACCATGCAGTGGGCAAAAGCCTCTACCTTTTTCCAAACTACAGTCAAACGAATGGGAGTAGCTTGGATGGGGTTTGTCGGAGTAGTTAAGTCCGGAGCATTATTAATGGTGAAGGGTATAAATTTTGCTCTTAAAGGTTTATTTCTTGTAGGTATTTTAGTTATGGTATGGGACTTAGCAAAAGGGGCTTATAATATGATTGCAAACCTATTTCGGTCTCCTGAAGACAGATCTATGCTAGCAGCCCTAGAAGCCAAGAGACAAAAACTAGAAGATTTAACCAGCGCCGCTACTACACTTAATGCAGAACTAGCACTAATTAACAAAGCAGACCTAGCTAAAGACACCAAAATCGGTAAAATGACAGGGGCAGAAAGAGTGTCTCGAGCAGGAAATACTGCCGCAAATATAGATGTCTCAAATTTAAAAACATTATATAACGAAGGTGATGAGGACCAGCGTCAAAAAGCTATTGAACAAATGAAATTACTCAAGAAAAACTTCGAGGATGTGGGCGATAGTAGTAATCTCAGCAAAGTTTTTAAAGAAATGACAATAGATGCTACTATGAGTGAGGCTGCTTTAAATAGTTTTACTGCAAATTTAGTCAAAATGCAAGCACAGGGTGTGGCAGCCACCGCCTTTACTAAAAACCTTAAAGACTTGCCCGCAAGTTTGTCTAAACTAACAAAATCATATCTACCTTCAACAAAGTTTGATGATTCTATTAATATTATAAAAGCAACTATAAAGGCGATAAAAGAGGCTAACAAAGACGATATGTATCTTTTCTTAGATACAAAAGAAAGCAAAGAATACGGAAAACAGCTAAAAACATTAAAAGTACTAGAGACTTTAAGAGACCAGAAGATAAAAGATCAGTCTAGAATGCTAACTAATGAACTTGCTCTTAACAAAGCTCTATTAAGCGCCGGCCCTGTGGAAGCGAGATCCGCGCAGTTATTAAAGAAGAATGCAGATGCTCAGGCTAGTATAAGCAGTAAGTCTGAAGAGATAAGCAATTTTAATGCCGTGATTCTAGAAAATGGTGCTAAGATAAGCGCCTTTGAGCAACTAACATTAGATAGAATGAATCTTCAACTGAACAACCTTAGGGCGAAAAAAGCTCTTACAGACCAGGAGATAGTAAGAAATGATCGATTAGCTGTATTAAGAAAGGAAGCTACCTTATCTAATAAAGAATCTCTTGGCATAGAACTTAAATATTCAAAACTATTGCGAAATAGGTCTAAACTTCAAACAGTTAGTATTAAGAGATCACAAGATCTGGAGAAAGCTCTTAAAGCTGTAGCAGATCAAGAGCAAAAGATCAGAGATTTCATGATAGATCAAAATGGGCAGGCTAAGCGTCTTAACTCTGAAGATGAGCTAACCATTGCAAACATGAGGATACAAAAAGACCTTCTATTAGAGCAACAGCAGTTAAGAGAGGATGCACTCAATAATACACTACAGTTAAAAAATGCCCTTAGGGACGGCTTTGAAGGCGCAACTGTTACTAATATTGCCGATCTTATCAAAGGAAACGAGTCTAGCATTAAAGACGCTATGATGAAGATCGCAAAAGGAGCTCTAGAGGCAGTTGCAGACAAACTAGCTGAGCAACTCACTTTAAACGTAACAGATTTTATCTTCGGAAAAGATCCCGCCATTGTCGCTCAACAAGCCAATACTACAGCGCTTACTTCGCTAACGGCCGCTATAACTTCAAAATTACCTGCAGGTGCGGCAGGCGCAGGTGTTGCTGCCACTATTGCTGCACCAAAAGTAGTAGGAGAAGTTGCAGCAGGTGTAACAGAAACCGGAGCCGAGATGGCGGAAGTAATCACTACGGGATCTAAGAAAGCTGTAATCCCTTTTGTCACTGCTTTCGGAGACTTCTTCGCTAACTTTAAAACAGGCGAACTATCTCTCGGAGAATCTTTAAAAGGATTATTTACCGATATCGGAGTCGATTTTAAAGGAATCTTTGATGGATTTGGAGATATGTTTGGAAGTATGTTTAAAGGTCTTTTCGGAGGAGACGGCGGCGGTGGTATAATGTCCAGCATATTCACAGGCATTTCAAGTATGTTTGGCGCTCCCGCAGCAAGAAACGGAGGCGTTTTCTCTGCAGGACAGAAAGTACCGGGGTACGCTACAGGAGGCATCGCAAGAGGCTCCACCTCAGGATACCCTGCAACTCTGCATGGAACCGAAGCAGTAGTACCTTTACCTCACGGAGGAAAAATACCTGTTGAGATGAAAGGCGCTGGCTCGCAACAAAACAATGTAGTAGTGAACATCAGCAACGAAGGGCAGGCTCAGACTCAAAGCAGTTCCGGCATGGACGCAGACAAATTAGGCCAAGCCGTAGCAGCAGCAGTACAAGTAGAGATGCAGAACCAGAAACGTTCAGGTGGAATATTAAATCCATATGGAGTAGCATAATGACTATAGGTTTTATTTACACAGGCACTACCTATGCCACCCCCGATAAGAGCCTAGGAAGATCTTCTAGGCCAAAAGTCTTAACAGCCAGCTTCGGTGACGGATATGAGCAGCGCATTGCAGATGGCATAAACTCTGTGAAAGAGTCCTATACTCTGACATTCAAGACACGCCCTAAAGAAGATATAGATGATATAGTGGCGTTTCTTGATAACCAGAAGGGTGTATCAAATTTTACACTTACGCTACCTGATACAAACAATACAACACGAACAGGCGAAAAAGACGTAAAAGTAGTTTGTGATGATTATAGCACTAGCTATGTTTACGATAATTTTTATTCACTAAGCGTTAATTTAAAAAGAGTTTTTGAAGCATGAGTAACTTAATAGCAACCGATTTACAAGGGCAGCAAGTTGATAGCCCTTTAATTGACCTGTTTGAGATGTCTTTACCTGATGGTACTGAAATCTACTTCCACCCTGGAGTAGACGAGACTACCTCTACTATACAGTTCCGAAGTTTAGATAACTCTACAATAAATACGTATGTAGCACTGCCTTTGATAATGGACGGCATAGACATACAAGCGGATGGTGCTATGAGTCGTCCCACTCTTACTATTGCAAATGTAACCGCCGTACTCGGAAATGCTTTATCAGGCTATAGTTATGATGATCTTATAGGGCGCACTGTTATTCGTAGACAAACACTACAAAAGTATTTGGTAGGGCAGACCCCCGACGTGTCTAATCCTCCAATTGAGTTAAATAAAGCAAAATATAAGATAGATCGCATAGCTTCGGAAAGCAATATATCAGTCACATTTGAGCTAGCAGTCGCATACGATTTAGAGGGCATACAACTACCTCGTAGAGTAGTTGTAGGTAAGTACTGTAGCTGGATGTATCAAGGACATTATATGTACGGCAAAGGTGGTTGTACATGGGCACCTAGTGGAGAGCATAAAGACTACGATGCAGCTAGCGCCACAACTAAGGCACACAATCTATACTTTAACATAGAAGATAAACCCTTAGTTTTAGGTACTTGGCTTACGACTAATGCAACGACTTGGTCAAACGCGTCTGTATCTTATACCCAGAATAGCTACGTTATTTATAATACTAAGTACTGGTTGTGTCAAATAGTGCATACTTCAGATGCTGCAAAAGATCCGGATAGTACTTCCTCTTACTGGAAGGAGGTGAAGTCTTACTCTCCACATAATACAGCAGGCCCCAACTACGCTATAGGCGACTTGGTAAGATATACTGCTACTATAAATGCGACCGCAGTAGATACAATTTGGAGATGTAGGGTAGTACATGATCCTTCAGACGCAGATACTGTACCTGCAACAAAAACCAAGTACTGGTCTAGAGAAGATATGTGTGGCAAGACTTTAAACTCCTGTAAGTGCAGATTTCAAGCGAATGTCACAGACATTACAACGCCAGGCTCACCTCCTTCCTCGAAGAAGGATACTAGCTCTACACTTCCCTTTGGCGCATTTCCTGGAACAGCGAAATTCTAATATGATACAGTTTTTAACTAAGATACAAGAGCATTTCGAAGAGTGCTACCCTAGAGAAGGTTGTGGTGTATTAGCCGTTGTAAAAGGAGACTTAAAGTGGTTTCCTTGTAATAATGTAGCTACGGGAGAGGATGACTTCATTATAGACTCTAAACAGTTTATAGATATATCACACAGAAGTGATATAGTATCAGTTGTACACAGCCACCCAGATGCTAGTAATGACCCTAGTGAAACAGATATTAAGTATTGTAATGCCACAGGTCTTACATACCATATTTTTAGTTATCCGGAGATGGCGCTATATACTCTTCAACCTGATAAGCAAGCTAAGCATCTCTACGGCCGAGAATATGAATTTGGTACGGATGACTGCTTTGAAGCCGCAAGAGATTATTATATTAACAAAGGTTTGGCTATACCCAACCGACCTCCTTTTGAAGATGATTGGTGGGAAAAAGATTTAGACTATTTTACAGACAAGTATATAGCAACATGGGGCTTTGAAAGAGTAGAAGGCAATATGAAAGAAGGCGATCTACTTATCTTTACAATAAGAGCAAACGTAGGAAATCATTGTGGTGTATATCTCGGAGAAGACATATTCTATCACCATGCAGAGAACAGGCTATCTTGCCGAGAGAATTTATATCCATTTTGGAAACAATATATAACTGGAGTTTATAGATATGCAACGTAATGTATACTTACAAGGAGAATTAGGCGATAAGTTTGGAAGCAAATTTGTTGTAGCAGGAAATACATATAAAGATATTTTTAAATGTATTGAAGCCAATCGGCCTGAGTTTAAATCCTTTCTATTGGACTGCCACGAGAAAGATATCGGATTCACGGTAGAGTGTCAAGGTACTCTAGTTGATGCAGATGCATTGCTTCTACCTATTAAAGAAGGAGACGTAACTGTCTCCATCATACCTGCAGGCTCTAAGTCGGGGGTGGGAAAAATATTAGCCGCTATCGCTATCATTGCTTTAATTGTGTTTACGCCCTTTGGAGGTAGCTTTGCGACTGCTGTAGGCCCTGGAGGAGCGGCTATGGGAGGACTAACTGCTGCAGGTACTGCTGCCACAACGTTAGCAATAAACTTAGCTCTCTCGGGCATACAACAGATGATGGCGCCAGACCCCTCTGTAGATCAAGACTCTCCAGAGAATTATGCTTTTAATGGTAAT